CTCAGTCAGACCCATTACTATTAAATCTTCTTTCTTCATACTTTCCCATCCTTTCATCTTCACTTTTTATCCCGGTCGTGTCCGGTGATGTCCCGTTCTTTTACGCCTGCGGTACCGGAAAGGCGGCATAAAAATAAGCCGTATTGATACGGCATTTGTTCTTATTCTCAAAATATCCTTCGTGCTTAATCATCCAGATGCTGTCCTGTTTCAATAACAGCTCCTTTACCGCAATTTGGGCATTCAATGTCTTTTAGCAGGGTTTTTTCGGGTCTTACACTGATCCATCTCTTGCAACATCTCACGCATATTACTTCACTAACTACATGGGGCTGATTTTCGCTTATATCAATTACTTCACCCATATTCACCTCCAAAAATGGCCATAAAAATACCACCTACCGTTTACTGTTACGATAGATGGTATTACATAGCTGCTATTAATTTATTAGCTTCCTCTTCCGTTATTTCTTCAACTCGAGACATCATATCAGAATTTCCAATTTTATATGGCGAATTTGGTTCTTCAAATTCATCATATCCAAAAAGTCTATCTGATATTAGATGTCTATTATCTACTATCCAACCTTTTTCTTTGTCATAAATATAATAGACGTAGTCGTCCATTTTCCCGACTAAATTTAGGTCGTTTACTTTATAATAGATTATCTTATCGCCCATCTATTTCATCCTCTCAATGTCCTTAGGTATTGTTACACCTTTATAGCTCTCAAACATTTTTTTCATCAACTCTTTAGCCTCTTTAGAACCCTCAGGAAGCGATCTCCATTCCTCGTACATCTTATGAATATTATCTTTAATCCTATAGCTTTCTGGAGTATGATATTGCAATTCAAATTTTTGCCCTTGTATCGTTACTATAGTAGTATTAATCCCGTTATATGGATTATTTTTATTAAGCCAATAGTTCTTAATCTCAATTGTATTATAGCCTAAGTCTTTATGAACAGCAATAGCTTTTAAGGATTTTTCTGTAAGCTCTGTAGGATTAGCCACGTATGTATATCGGAGAATGTCTTTTACTTCATATTCATTTCCACTCGGATTATAGTTACTACGGATTTTTCTTAAAAATGAATCCTTACTTTTTATCCGGTATTGCAATCCTTCACAAGTCATTCCAACAGTATTAGCAACGCTTATAACATGCTTAGTAATTTCCGGTTCATTCGCAATAGCTTTATTGTAATACGTCATTCCTTTGACTTGAGCTTTCAGGATACCATACTCAGTTGAATCAGTATACTTCATCTTCTGAAAATCATCAAAGGATTTCGGCAAGTATTCTTTTCCCAGTGTCTCCTTGTACCTATCATACTGCTTATGGTCTGCGTATCTATTCTTCCATTTAGTTTCCTCGAGCAAAGCTTCCGGATTATCCTTTATATATTTCTCATACCATTCCTCGTAAGTCATATCAGCTTGTACCTTATATGTTTTGCCTGTCACAGGATCCCTGGCTATTCTCTTTTCCTTAGAAAAGTCATCATCTTCATATACAGGAACTGTAGTGGTCCTGCAATGTGGATGATATGGAGGATAGTTTACTCCCGTAACTGCCTTTTCAACCTCGTAAATTTTTCCATCTTCCTGCCGGCATATATCTGATGTTTTATAATCCAAAGTAGCAAGGATTCTATATTTCTCCACACCGTCCTCTTTATAACCAGCTAATGTACCCTGTTCCATAATAAAGGAACCTTCTGTATGCAATAACCGATATGCTTCATATTCTTTGGTGCCAAATATTTTTGCAAACTCTTCTTTTAATGTCTGTGGATTTTTACCCTGTATCAGCATTGTGGTAATAGATTCATTCAATTTCTGTAGCATATGGTCTTTTTGCTTCCAGATCCGGGTAGAAAAATCGGCACCATTAAAAGGATACTTTATCAATTCGTCAATAGCCTTAGCGCTAATCTGGGCAAATTCCTGATGAAATCCGTGATATATGTCAATATTGTACCAGGTCCGGTAATATGTATCAGTATAAACCTCTTTCAGAAGCTCTTCTCCTTTATACTGGTACTCAATCGCATATAATTGCTGCAGAATAGCATCAATCTGTTTTTCTAATGCCTGGTACCGGGTAATCCTGGCTTTGATGGACATATTATTAATCTCCTGATTGTACTTGCCCATGTTCTCCTTAACAAGATCTATGAAATCCTGCAGCTCTCCAATTTCCATTTTATTCAGACTGATTTGGGCACTGGCAAATGATAACTGGTTTTCTTCAGCATATTTCCAGTAAAAATCATTAATTACCGACTGAATTTCCTTTTTAGCCTGCTCAAAAGCCTTTTTTAAATCCTGGTAGTAATCATTAATCTTTTTCTCACCGGCTAGATATTTCTGTTTTTGACGCTTTTCCCAGTAAATTTCATTTTTTTCAGCCAATGCTATTCACCTGCTTCCAGGTCCTGTTCAGTCTGATTAATGTAGTCGGCCTCAGGCGTTTTATTTTCTTTTTCTATTTGCTTTATTTCCTCATCCACATTTTCCACCCATGGATGGTTAGCGATTATGGTCCGGTCAGAAATAATGCCTTTACTATTTTGACAGTCTTCAATAGCCTGAGATTCATTTATTGTTATATCCCTGTTGAATATAATTTTAACTTCCTTCTCAGAAGGGGCGCCTTTCTTTGTTACTTCAAGATATTTGTTCACAAAATAAAGGAGCTGTTCAAAGCTCCATTTAAAGTTATCTTCCATATTATTGCATTTCAAATCCATACCGGAATAAAGAAATTTTAATGCTATCCCGGAAGGACTATTGCCGATTTTATCCTGAGACTTATCAACTGCCTGGCCAAACCTGTAAATATCTTTCAGAAGCTGTTGAAAATGTTTCTCGGCAGCATCAATATTGATAGTATGTTCTATTTTATCAATACCACCGTCATCATCCAGCTTAACTGCTTTATAATAAGCCAGGTCTCTCATAAATTCTGATAAGCTTTCTCCCCCATAACCCCTCAAGCCATAAATAATTTCTTTTATTTCATCCAGCAGATTAGCCACATCGGACCGTGATAGATCGTATTCGTCTATAAGTGTTTTGATAAATTGCAGATCTGGAAGCTCATAGTCATTATTCTTCCACGGTATGAAAGGAACACGCTCCCAGAAACCTGGCATTCCGTTTATTGTAAAATACGGTACCAACCTGTCATTTGTATTATCTGTTATTTTCTCTTTATATTCACCTTTGCCATCAAGTTCCAGATACTGCTCGGCATCGAGAATAACTTCACCGTCCGGACTCATCATATAATACTCAACACCATCAGTAGTATAATATTCTATTTTTGTTACCAGCCGTTTTTCTTTTCCTTCATATACTTCAACTTGGTAATACCTGATTAATGCCTGTAAATCTTCATGGTCATTATCTTTCCAAAGCGGAATGCATTGTTCAGAAGGTATCTTTTTTGTTTTAAACTGTCCATCAGCATCAATATAAACATACATCCACGCAATGCCTTTATTACTGGCTTCCCGGCCAAGTTGTGTTAAACGGTGTTGAAAACAGTTCCCCAATGTTTCCTTAACCAGTTTTAAATAATTTTTATCTTCACAATCCATGGAATATGGTTTTGATAGCAAATAATTCACCTTATCTTCAACAAACTCATACATAAACCCATGTGCAAGCCTATGATTAGCTTTAGTCTCATCCAGTACAGGTTTTTCATCTTCATAACGATACATCTTGCGGTCAAGTATATCATTTTCAACCATATAATATTTTTCGCCTTTTAGCATCATTTGACGTTGGTTTGACAGATTGAACTCATCTATGTATATTTTTATAAGCTCTTCTCTGTTAACATATTAATGTTATTCTTGAATTCTATTCGCATGTAATCACCTCTACTTCAGTACAATCATTCTTGCTTGCCTCATCTCATCCTCCATAGCATAACGAACGGCATCGATTGTATGGTTATCTTTGTCCGGATATTGACTTATCACTTCGCCATTTCGGTCAGTTTCAAGAGCATAATTTATAAACTCTCTTGCAGCTCTCGGACATCTGGCTGGATCTATAATAATCTCTTCAATATCTTCCGATAAGAATTTTATGCCGTATTCAACCGAATCCGGACCCTTCTTTGCGCCTTTAATCTTC